TTCACGATCTTGATACTCACACACTAAAATTGGCTCTAATTAAAGCTTCACCATCAGGTACGTATGGTGCAGCTACTACTAACTACTCAAATGTTACTGGTAACTCAGATGAAGCATCAGGAACAAACTACTCTGCAGGTGGTCAATCACTGAATGGAGCATCCATTACTTTAGCAGGTACTACTGCTATTGTTGACTTTACTGACGAAGTGTTTTCAAATGTTACTGTTTCTGTAGATGGTTGTATAATCTACAATTCTTCACAGTCTAACAAAGCAATAGCAGTTATTGACTTTGGTGGTACAGTAAGTGCAACAGCAGGTGACTTGACTATTCAGTTTCCTGCAGCAGGTGCGTCTACAGCAGTAATTCGTATTGCATAAAATACTTTAAGGATACCTATCCATGACAATTAAGTTTGCAAATCGTGTAAAAGTAAATACGTCTACTACAGGAACGGGTACTATTACCCTTGGTTCTGCAGTAGGAGGGTTTCAAACTTTTGCTCAAGGTGGTATCCTTAATGGTAACTCAGTACGCTACACAATTATTAATGGTAACAACTGGGAAGTAGGCACAGGAGTCTACACTCATAGCGGAACCACTATGTCAAGATCCTATGAGGAAAGCTCTACAGGGTCTTTACTTAATTTAGCAGGTGAATCAGAAGTATTTATTACTACGTCTGCTACTGATATTGAAAACTTAGGTAATCGCTCTATTGATTACTTTTACTTTACTGCTACATCTGGTCAAACAGCATTTACAGGTAATGATGACAATAGCAATCAACTAGCATTTTTTGAAGATAACGTATTAGTATTTCTTAACGGTATTGTCTTAGAAGGTGGTGGTACAGACTATAGTGTTTCAGGTGGAAATACTGTTACTCTAAGTACAGGTGCTACTGTTTCAGATGAGTTAAATATTGTAGCGTTTAAGTCCTTTACTGTAGCTGATGCTGTACCTAAATCTACTGGTGGGCAGTTTGATGCTAATGTAGACTTTGCTGCAGGTATTGACGTTACAGGTAACATTACTGTTACTGGTACTGTAGATGGAAGAGATGTAGCTGCAGACGGTACTAAGCTAGATGGTATAGAAGCATCTGCTACGGCAGATCAGACAGGCGCAGAAATAAAAACTTTGTATGAAGCAGAAGCTAATGCTTACACAGATGCTAAAGATACTAAACTGTCAGGTATTGAAACAGGTGCCACAGCAGACCAGACTGCGGCTGAGATACGCACTCTTGTAGAGTCTGCTACAGACAGTAACGTCTTCACTGACGCTGATCATACTAAGCTTAACGCTATTGAAGCAGGAGCAACTGGCGATCAAACTAACGCTGAAATCAGGGCGGCGGTAGAAGCCGCTACTGACAGTAATGTGTTTACAGATGCAGACCATACAAAGCTGAATGGTATTGAAGCTAGTGCAGATGTAACAGATACTACTAATGTAACTGCTGCTGGTGCCTTAATGGATAGCGAGGTTACTAACCTAGCACAAGTTAAAGCATTTAATAGCTCCGACTACGCTACAGCCGCACAGGGTACTACTGCTGATGCCGCACTGCCTAAAGCTGGCGGCACTATGACGGGTAATATTAATTTAGGAGACAACGACAAAGCCATCTTTGGTGCTGGGTCTGACCTACAGATTTGGCACGATGGGTCTACTAGCTATATTAGAGACAGTGGCACTGGTGATTTACAAATAAGAGCCTCAAACTTACTTTTAACAGATGTTGACGGAACAATTATGTTTGATGGACGAGACAATGGTGCAGTGTCTTTATATCACAACGGCTCTGAAAAACTCGCCACCACCAGCACAGGCATACAGGTCACAGGTAATATTGCAGCAAGCGGAACCGTCGATGGTCGTGACGTTGCAGCGGATGGCACGAAGCTGGATGGTATTGAGGCTTCTGCTAATGTTACGGATAGTGCAAACGTAGGCACTTCTCTTACTGGTTTCCCTACCAATACGGACGCAACAGGTTCAGATCTTATTCCTGTATATGATGTGTCTGCTAGTAGATGGGAAAAGCAAACAATTACCAATGCGGCATTGCAAGGTCCAACTGGCCCTACAGGTCCAACGGGTCCAGCAGGATCTAATGGTTCTAATGGCTCTACGGGGCCAACTGGCCCTACGGGTCCAGCGGGTGCTGACGGTGATGATGGTGCTACTGGCCCTACGGGCCCAACTGGTCCTACAGGTCCAACTGGGCCAACAGGACCACAAGGCAACTCTGTCACCGGCCCAACGGGAAGCACAGGCCCAACGGGGCCGCAGGGAAGCACGGGAAGCACGGGGCCAACGGGGCCAACTGGCGCATCTGGTGAAACTACCTTATTAGGAACCTTAACTGTTACTTCCGGTTCTAGTATTACACTTAGTAGCTTAAACCTGAGTAGTTACAAATTTCTTAAAATATATGCTATAGGATTAGGCTTACAAAATAACAATGCATATGTTTATTTGCAGCAAAATAGTACCCGTGGACAATTTATGATAAGCCAATATGGGTCTCAATTTCTCAATAACACAAGTACAGAAATTGATTTATCTACTGGCTACGGATTTACTGGAATAGCATCAACTCTTCAAACCAATTTGACGCGTTACTCATATAACGTGACACAGGGTGGCCCTGCAGACTACGGGATTACCACATCTACAACATCGATAACTTTTTATGCTAGTTACTTTGGTTCAACGGGTACTTTTTTGGCTAAAGGCAGTATTAAATTTTATGGGGTTAAGTAAATGACAGAATATGTTGAAGCAATAACAAATGCTGTTACTGGCGAAGTAACTGTGCGAGCTTACACAGAAGAGGAAATAGCAGCGTTGGAGGCTAACCTCCCCAGTGCAATAAGATCTGATCGTGACTTGAGGCTACAAATGGATGTTGATCCTATTGTTAGTAATGTCTTGAGATGGAATGATTTTACAGATGTACAACGTGCAGCGTGGACGCAGTACAGAACAGATTTATTAAATGTTCCCCAGCAAGCTGGGTTTCCAAATGATGTAACTTGGCCGACTAAACCATGACGCGTCAAAACTGGCAGATGTTTTCTGGAGCAATCCCTGAACATACGGTTGACCAAATAGTTAAGTTGGCTGGAGATACAACGGAAGCATCAACCTTTAATGAAGGTGGGTCGGATGTTCGTAAAAGCCGAGTTGCATGGCTTACGAACAACAAGTCTGTTTTGGATCTTTTGTATGACTTTGTAGACATAGCAAATAGAAATGCTTTTAACGCTCATATTCATAAAAAAGCTGACATCCAGTTTACAGAATACTTAGGCTCAGAGGGCGGTCATTACTCTTGGCACCACGATATTGATTGGAACCGCAATGATGGTTTAGATCGTAAGCTATCTGTAACTGTACAACTCTCTCATGTAGATGAATATGAAGGCGGTGACTTTTCTTTTAGCGAGTGCACATCACCTGACCCAGTAATAAGTAAGCAAAAAGGCACAGTATTAGTGTTTCCTTCGTACTTACAACATGCAGTACAACCCGTAACGAGTGGGACACGAAGAAGTTTAGTAGCTTGGTTTGAAGGCCCAAAATGGGTTTAACTAAATAGGATACGTAGATGACCAGTAAAGCAAGAGAGTTAGCAGATCTTTTAGATTCTAGCGGTAACATTAAAACAAAATCAGGTAGGACTACACAAGGTCGTAACTTGAGTAATGATGGTACTAAGTTAGACGGTATTGAAGCTAATGCTACTGCAGATCAAACGCACTCAGAGATTCGTGCGTTAATTGTTGCTGGTAGTGATACTAACGTATTTACTGACGCTGATCATACTAAGCTAGATGGTATTGAAAGTGGGGCAACTGCTGACCAAACAGATGCTGAGATAAGGGCAGCAGTAGAAGCAGCTACAGATAGTAATGTCTTTACTGATGCTGACCATACAAAGCTTAACGCTATTGAGGCGGGTGCTACTGCTGACCAAACAAATGCTGAGATTAGAGCGGCTGTAGAGGCTGCTACAGATTCTAACGTATTTACTGACGCAGATCACTCTAAGCTAAATGCTATAGAAGCAGGTGCTACTGCTGACCAGACTAAAGCTGACATTGATGCACTAAACATTGATGCAGATACTTTAGATGGTAAGCAACTAGCTACTATTGAATCTGAGTATCAGTCATATGCAAATACGGCTGCAGCTAACGTAGTTGACTCAGCACCTGCTGCACTTAACACACTTAACGAATTAGCTGCAGCATTAGGTGACGATGCTAACTTTGCTACAACTACAGCAACTAGCTTAGGAGAAAAACTACCTAAGTCTGGTGGTCAAATGACTGGTAACATTACTATGTCAGGATCACAAACTGTAGACGGTAGAGACTTATCTGTAGATGGTGCAAAGCTGGATGGCATAGAAAGCGGTGCTACTGCTGACCAAAGCGCTGCAGAAATAAGAGCATTAGTGGAAAGTGCATCTGATAGTAATGTATTTACTAATGCAGATCATAGTAAACTAAATGGAATTGAAGCGTCTGCTAATGTTACAGATAGTGCTAATGTAGGTTCATCTCTTACAGGTTTTCCTACTAATACAGATGCAGTATCTAGTGATTTAATTCCAGTGTATGACGTTAGTGCAAGCAGATGGGAAAAGCAGACTATAGCTAATGCAGCTTTGGTTGGACCTACAGGCCCGACTGGTCCTACGGGTGCTACTGGACCTACAGGCCCACAAGGTTCTACGGGTCCAACAGGCCCAACAGGTTCAGATGGTGATGATGGAGCTACTGGACCTACGGGTCCAACGGGTCCAACGGGGCCAGCGGGTAATAACGGTGGTACTGGACCAACTGGCCCGACAGGACCACAAGGAAACTCTGTCACTGGACCTACGGGGCCACAAGGTCCAACAGGTAATACTGGCTCAACAGGCCCAACTGGACCGACTGGACCAACTGGACCTTCTGGTAATCCCTTTGGTGGCGGTACGTTTACAGGTAACGTAAGTCTTGGAAATAACTACATCACAGATGTCCAAGGAATTACGGTTGATGATTATGTGCGTTCAACTGGCGATACTGATACCTACATGCAGTTTCACTCAGGCAATCAATGGCGGGTAGTAGCTGGGGGTAATGAGAGCCTAGAGGTTCGCAGCGGTGTTGTTAATGTTGACAGCCTTGAAATTCAGGGAACCGATGTCATTAGCTCTAGTCGGCAATTGCAGAATATTGCCAGTGTAGACGCTACTACAAAAAGTGTAATTATTACTGCTAATGCCCCAGAGGTTACGGTGTATTCTGGCACAACCACCAGCGCGTCTAACACAATTAACCCTAATTCCACTATAAATGGTACAGTTTTATATGAAACAGGCACAATAGCGGCGGGTACATACACTCTTGATAATCTCGGTGATAATTCCCCGTATTGGAGTAAAGGTAGCAACACTTATGCTACTTTTGCTGGTCAGACGAGTTTCTATGCCGGTGGAAATTATATGGGTCAGGGTGTTGGTTATTATGTCTATTATGGTGGCAACTATTATACGATTTGGGGTACACATACTTTAAATGGGTCTGGCGCTGATTTGATGAACAGTCTTATTACATACGGATTAAATTCTGATGCAAACGGGCCAAACCAAGAATTCACAGTATCATCAAGTTTTACCATTCGTATTATGCTGGGCGCTTATGGAATGCCCTCAACTTTTAATATGTCATCAGCAGTAACAAATTTTGGCGGTGCTGGCACATACAGACTAAATTCGGGCGTGAGTTTTGGGTTTAGATTAACAAAAAAAGCAGCCTCAACTGAAACTACGGGCAGCGGAACCCAGTACCCATAAAACGGAAAGGTAAGATATGACAGGTATAGATACGTCTCCCGCCGCTTTCTTTAGGGCGCAGCGAAATGAAAAATTAAAAGAGACAGATGTTTGGGGTCTTGCCGATTATCCTGCAACGGCTGAACAGTTAGCCTATAGACAGGCGCTGCGTGACCTTCCAAGTCATTCCGATTGGCCCGCTGTTGCCGATAGCGACTGGCCGACTAAGCCAGAGTAAATTTAAGGTAATTATAAAACATGTTTGGTTTTACACCACTAGCAACTACTACTCTAGCATCATCTGTATCAGGTGTTTCTGCAGAAGTACCTGTTACAGGTATAGTTGCAACGGGTGCAGTCTCTACTGTTGTAGAACATGTTACTGAGCGCCTTGCTAGTGTATCTGCTACAGGTGCGGTAGGCACACCTTCTATAAACCCTGACGAAGTTACAAACTCTGTAAGTGCTACAACAGCCGTAGGCACAGTAACTGTAAATATTTCTGAATTACTTGCTAGTGTAGCAGCCACAGGTACAGTAGTAACTGTAGGGTTTGATGCTAAAGGTAATCATACACTAGCATCAGTAAGTGCTACAGGGTCTATTGAACCTGTTTCTGTCGGTGGTTTTGAAGTTGACGTATCTGAAAACTTACTATCTGTTTCAGCTACAGGTGCAGTAGGTAGCTTAACACTTAATGTATCTGAGTTATTAAATAGCGTAACTGCTACAGGTACAATAACAAACGTAATACCATCTAGCGATGCTAATCAAACACTTGTAGGTGTATCAGCATCTGGCGCAGTTGAAGCTGTTAGTTTTGATGGCTTTGAGATTGATGTATCTGAAAAAGTATTATCTGTTTCGGCTACAGGTGCAGTAGCAAATGTAAAAGCAAATATAACAGAGATACTTAATAGTGTAGCTGCTAATACAAATGTAGGAAGCGTAGTTGCTACAGGCGTTACCTCCCAGTTTGATATAAACGCATTTGATAAAGATAGAGTTATTTATGCGGTAGCAGTACCAAGAGAAAACGTAGTACATATTAGACCAGATAATAGAACCATTGTGATTAATGAAATAAGTAGGATTAATCAAACAATTAGAGTTGCAGCCTAAAGGATAACAAATGTCATATAAGTGGCCTGATAAAGATAAAGATGAATTGCTTGACTACAGCATTGATTGGTCACGCTTTTTAGGTACAGATACTATTTCTGCTGTTACTTGGTTTATAGATGCTGCAGATGGTACTAAAACACAAGTTAGTGATACTGATATTGTTGATGGATTACAGTTTGTACAGGGTACATATACTAATACTGTTGCTACAATTAGATTAAGTTTAGGCACTAATAATAAACGTTATAAGATTACGTGTAAAATAACTACAGTAGGCGCACTACAGTATGAGCGTTCTGTGTTGTTGCGCGTGAGGGAGAAGTAATATGGCATACGATTATCTTGGGTTAGTTAATGATGTAAATCGTAGGCTTAATGAAGTAGAATTAACCTCTGCTAACTTTGCTACTACTACAGGTTTTTATAGTTTTGCTAAAGATGCAGTAAACTCTTCTATTCGGCACATCCAGCAAGAAGAGTATGAGTGGCCTTGGAATCACGTAGAGCAGGAAGAGGTGCTACTTGCTGGTGAGGTTCGCTACAGTTTTCCTTATGATGCTAAGACTATCAATATGAATAGCTTTCGTATCAAAAGAAATGCAGATTTAAGCGTAGATACCGTTAAACTTAAAGTACTTAGCTATGAAGAATACCTTGACAAGTATGCTGATTATGAGTATAACTCTAACACTAGCGTAAGATCTGTACCCTCTTTTATTATAAGAGCGCCTAGCAGGGAGTTACTGGTAGTACCAGCCCCAGACAAGGCATACGAATTAGTTTATGAATATTATACAACTGGTTTTGATTTAGAGCTACACTCAGATGTTCCTAATCTCCCCGAAATGTACAAATATGTAATAGTTGATGGTGCTATGTACTATGTCTATCAGTTTAGAGGTGACATGCAAGCAGCACAATTAGCCATGCAGAAGTTTGAGCAGGGAATTAAACAATTACGTAGCATACACATAAATCGTACTGAATATGTACGTGATCGAAGAGTATCCTTCTAATGGCAACACAATGGCAGACATTCCCTATAGAGTTTAGAGGTGGTCTTATCTCTAATCTCAGCCCGTTGCAGCATGGTACAAATGCTGTCGGGTCTGCCACTATATTACAAAACTTTGAAGCCAATAAAGAGGGCGGCTACTCTAAGATAAGAGGTTATGCCAAATATAGTACAACAACTGTACCTGGATCTGGCCCTGTATTAGCACTTAAAGTTATTAGCTCTGGTAGGGTTATAGCTGCACGTAAGAATGGTAGCAATCAAACACAGTATTACTACAGTACAGGGTCTTCTTGGACCAGTATGGCTACTAGCGTTGGTACTAATGGCGGTAAAGCTAGGCACATTTTATATAACTTAGAGGGTGATGATAAAGTTATATTTGTTGATGGTACTAACTACCCTGCTATATATAACACATCTGGAAATGCTACTACCTTTATGACATCCTCTAATAGCACAGATGTGTTGGGTGCAGAACACGTAGCTGTATTTAAAAATACCGCTTTCTATGCTAAAGGTAATAATATATACTTTACTGCGCCTTTTACTGTGGATGATTTTAGTGTTGCTAATGGTGCAGGTTCTATAAATGTAGCGAATGATGTTACAGGTCTAGCAGTATTTCGTGATCAACTGATTATATTTACTACTGACTCTATTAAACGTTTGACAGGTAGCAGCTCTGCTGACTTTACTGTGTCACCTATTACTGACCGTATTGGTTGCATTAATGGGGATACTATTCAAGAGGTTGGTGGTGACATTATGTACCTCGCCCCTGATGGTATCAGACTATTAAGTGCTACTGATCGTATTGGTGACTTTGCTTTGGATGTAGCTTCTAATCAAATAGCCAAAGATGCTAATATCTTTCTCAGTCAAACATCTAGCTTTTGTTCTGTGTTATTTAAAGAAAAAGCTCAATATAGAATATTTGCATATGTACAATCTGAGCAAGATAATGCAGCTAAAGGTCTTATAGCTACAAAGTTTATATCTCAAGGTGCTGCAGGTATGGCTTGGTCAACCACCAAGGGTATTAAAGCATTTGTAGCAGATAGCAGATACACAGGAACGTCAGAGACAGTAGCTTTTGCTAATGAGGATGGTTACGTTTATACTATGGATACAGGTTCAGACTTCGATGGCGCTGCTATAGAAGCTATCTACGAATCTCCTTTCATGCCTATAAGTGACCCACAGGTACGTAAGACTTTCTACAAGATGACTCTGTATGCTGAACCTACAGGTAGTATGAGTCTAGACTTAAACCTAAAGTACGACTTTGCTTCTGCTTCTAATACCAAAGTAGTGCAGCCAGCTACACAGCAGATTTCTGGTACAGGTGCATCTGTGTTTTTATTTGGTGCATCTAATGCTGTATTTGATACAGCTACATTTGGTGGTGAGCTTGATAAAATATATGACACTAATGTTATTGGTTCAGGTAAAACAATTGCATTAAGATTAGAAGATCTTTCAACTAATCCCACCTTTACACTCGACACGGCTTTGCTAGAATATAGCCAAGAAGATAGACAATAAGGAAACGACATGGCAGGTTATACAAGACAGGATACTGCAAACAACATTGCCAATGGTAACGTTATTGATGCAGATGACTTTGACGCAGAGTACAATGCAGTAGAAAATGCTTTTAATGCCACTACAGGCCATAAGCATGATGGTACTGCTGGTGAAGGCGCACCTATAACTAAGGTTGGCCCAAGCCAAGACCTTATTGTGTCGGGTACTAATGTCTTACCTAAAACAACAAACACCTTAGATTTAGGTTCAACGGGTGCAAAGTTTAAAAACAGCTTCTTCGATGGCACTGTAACAACAGATGATCTTGCAGTAACAGGTGGTTCTGTTCTTACTGGTAACGCTACCGTAGGGGGAACACTAGGTGTAACAGGGGCAGCAACGCTGTCTAGTACAGCAGCCATTACAGGAAACACTACAGTAGGTGGTACATTAGGGGTTACGGGAGCATCTACGTTAGCTAGTGCTGCAGTTACAAATAATGCTACAGTAGGCGGTACTCTTGGTGTTACTGGTAATAGTACCATTGGTGGTACTCTTGGCGTAACGGGCCAGATTACAGGTAATGTAACTGGTAATGTAACTGGTAACACAGCAGGGACACATACAGGTGCTGTAACAGGTAATGCATCTACTGCAACTGCATTACAAACTGCAAGAAGCATTACTATTGATGGCGATGTAGATGCTAGTGCTACAAATTTTGATGGTACAGGCAACATTACCCTTACAACAACTTTGGATACAGTAAACTCTAATGTAGGCTCGTTTGGTAGCTCTACAGCTATTCCTGTTGTTACTGTAAATGGTAAGGGTTTAGTTACGGGTGTAAGCACTGCTAATATCACTACCGCATTAACTGTGGGCGCTGATAGTGGTTCTAACGATAGTGTAGCTCTAGCTACAGACACTTTAAACTTTGCTGGTACTGCTAATGAAATTGAGACTGCAGTAAGCAACAACCAGATTCAAATTGGTTTACCTAGCGCAGTTACAGTAGGTAGCCTTAATACATCAGGTAATGTTATTGTTGGAGGAAACTTAACTGTATCAGGCACCACTACTACAGTAAACACTGAGACTATTAACTTAGCTGATAACCAGATCTTATTAAATTCTAATGAAACGGGTACTCCTTCACAGAATGGCGGTATTGAGATTGAACGTGGTACATCTGCTAACAAAACCCTTGTATGGAATGAAACAAGTGATAAGTGGACTGTAGGAAGTGAGACGTTTGTAGCGGGTACGTTTGAAGGCAACCTTACAGGCAATGTAACAGGTAATACAGCAGGTACACATACAGGTGCTGTAACAGGTAACGCTTCTACTGCTACAGCTTTAGCTACATCACGTACTATTAGTCTTACAGGTGATGTATCAGGTAGCGCTTCTTTTAACGGTACAGCTAATGCTACTATTACTGCAACTGTAGCGGATGACAGCCATAACCATGTTATATCAAATGTCGATGGCTTACAGACTGCATTGGATGGTAAAGCAGCCCTTGCAGGTAGCTCTTCACAATCATTCCAAGCATCCACTATTGATTTAGGTGATTGGACAATTACTCAATCTGGCTCTGATTTAAAGTTTGCTTATCAAGGCACAGATAGGCTTAAACTAACGAGTGCAGGTGCGCTTACAGTAGAAAACGATGTAACAGCATTTGGTAGCGCATAAAGAGGATATTAAATCATGTCAGTACCAAGTGGAACAGCAAGTCTAAGCGATATACAGACTGAGTTTGGTGGCTCAAACCCTATATCTATGTCAGAGTACTATGACCTACAATCAAACCCTTCTGGTATACCTTCAAGTGGTGCCCTATCTATCGATAATTTTCGTGGTAAAGAAAATGTTTTTGTTCTTACCGCAGATTATTTTACTAGCTCAATAACTCTTACTGCTAATGATATAAATGGAAGCGGTGCTGCTTGGGTTGGAGTATCTGGAGGTGGCGGCGGCGGTGCTGGTGTACTATTTGGCAACACAGGGTCGGGATCTGGTGCTTCTGGCGGTTCTGGTGGTGTTCATGGCTTATTTGTCAGTGATGTAACAGATTTAATAGGTGCTTCCTTTGTCGCGGGGTATGGCGGCGGTGGTTCAAATACGGGAGGTACTCCGGGATCAAGCGGCATATCACGTAGGGGTAGTACTGGTGGAACCAGCACTTTCAGTTATGGTAACGTAACCGCCGCTGCGGGCAGTGGTGGCCTTGGCGGTCCTAGTGGTTCTGGTGTTAAAGATCCGGGCAATACAGGAGCAGATACGGGTATAAATATTACGTCTTCTATTGCTAGTTACTACTCTGGGGAATATACCTCCGGCCCTACAGGGGCTTTACGGGGTACTGCTGGAGCGGCTGGACCAGCAGTTTATACGGGGGGCGGAAACACTCCGGGCAATTCTTATGGCGGTGCTGGCGGTAGCGGTAATCTGACTATAATATACGAAGCCGTGCCACAAGTAACATGACCCAGCTTACACCAGAACAACTAGAAGCTATGATGGATAGGGCCGCTAAGAAGGGTGCTAGGCAAGCCTTGTGTGACTTAGGATTAGCTGACTTAGATGCAGCTACTGATATTAAAGAATTACGTAGTCTATTAGACTCATGGCGTGATACAAAGAAAAGTATATGGAAAACACTCGTACAATTAGGTACAGTTGCAGTACTGACATTCATAGCTACTGCTGTGTGGATGCAAGTAGGCAAGTAAGGATAAGATAGATGGCTAAACGTTTTGCAGGATTTACACCAGAGCAGCTAGGTAAAATTGATCCTAGCCTTAAAGGTATGCAGTCTGATGAGCAAGAAAAGATTATTGCAGCTAACCCTGCCTTAGCAGCCCGTGTAGGTAAAATGACACAGATGGCACAAAAGCGTATAGGCATGGCAGAGGGTGGATTTGTTGATCTGGAATCGCGTTTAAGTGCCCAACGTAGGGGTTTCTCAGGTGCTGGGCAGGTGCCACCACAGCAATACTTGGTACAAGACCCTTTTCAAAGACCAGACGGTATAACCCCTAGACCGGGATCTGGATATCTAGCAGACGCGCTTCGTCCTGCAATAGGTATAGGTCAATTACCTACACAACTACCTACAGACGCACCTATTTCAGCAGGTGTACCACCTCACTCACACGGTGGCGGCGGTGCGGTTCTACCAAGCGGCGATTTATCTGGTGGTAATAACCCTGCACCTAATCAGCAACCACAGGATTTAAAGTCTGTTTTTGAAAAGCAAAAAGAGCTAGACATGGGTTTTGCTCAGATTGATATGGAAGCACAGACTAAGAAGGATGCGCTTCAAGAAGCCCTTACAATGAGATATGGTTTTGCAGAAGGTGGCGATACATCTGGTGCAGATGACGATAAAGAGAATAAGCCTGACCCAATGTCTGAGGCAGGTAAGGCTGCTGCTGGGCTAACTAAAACTGCACTAGAAAGCCCTGAGACTTTAGTAAAAGATACAGAAGTTAAAGAGACTACAGAAGAACAAAAGAAAGCTGGTGAAATTGCAGAAGGCACAGGTGAGGCTGCTACTGTAGATGAAGCTGCTGCTACTGTTGCTACACCTGCTGCTGCAGTTACAGCACCTGTAAAAACACCTGCTGCTACTGTTCTTCCTGAGACTGTTTCTGCAGAAGTAAGTGATACACTCAAGAAGCTAGAGGCTGCTACAGGTAAGCCAAGCTCTGATGCATTAGCAGAAGCTGCTACAATGTCACCAGAGAAGCTAAAAAGTTTAGGTCTTACTGTTGAACAGATTGAACAAGCTCGGCGCGTAGAAGGTGCGCCTACTCGTAAGGTAGAAGCTGGTGAGATGATTGAAGGCTCCACAGTAGATATGGAGCGTGTAAAGAAAGAAGTAAACTTTGAGGCAGCTACAGGTGCACCATCAACTGATGCTACTGTACAAGGGCAGCTAACTGGTTTGATGGAAGACTTTGAGGGTGCTGCTCCCCCTGCATGGGCTGCAGGTGCTATGAGGGCAGCGGCTGCACGTATGGCAAGTCGTGGACTGTCATCTTCATCTATGGCTGGTCAGGCTATCGTACAGGCTGCAATGGAGAGTGCTATTCCTATCGCCTCTCAAGATGCTAAGACTGTTGCAAGCTTTGAGATGCAGAACCTGTCAAACAGGCAGCAGACTGCTATGTTCGCTGCACAGCAACGCGCTCAGTTTCTAGGCTTAGAGTTTAACCAAGAGTTTCAGGCTCGTGTAACTAACGCAGCTAAGATCTCTGACATTGCCAATATGAATTTTAGTGCAGAGCAACAGATTGCGCTAGAGAATGCTCGTATGGCACAGACTGTTGATATAACAAACCTCAACGCTAAGAATGCTAAGATCATGGCTGATGCTGCAGCTATGTCACAGGTAGACATGGCTAACCTCAACAACCGCCAACAAGCTAACATACAATCTGCTAATGCATTCCTGCAGATGGATATGGCTAACCTGTCCAATGAGCAGCAGACTACAATGTTTGCAGCACAGGCGCAGATTAATGCCATGCTTTCTGATCAAGCTGCAGAGAATGCTGCCAGACAGTTTAACGCCTCTAGTGAGAACCAAGTAAATCAATTCTTTGCTGATCTAGGAGCACGGGTACAACTCGCTAATGCTGACCAAGCTAATGCTATGTCACGATTCAATGCAGGTGAGGCTAATGCCTTATCACAGTTTAACACAGCACAGGCTAATCAGCGTGAGCAGTTTAACGCTACAAACCGTTTAGTGGTAGCACAGGCTAACGCTCAATGGGCACAGGCATACACAACAGCAGATAATGCAGCACAAAATGAAGCAAACCGTTTAGATGCACAGCGTCAGGGGCAGATGACATTGAATGCGTATAATGCTACAATTCAAACGTATCGTGATTTGATGAGTTTCGCTAATACTACAGCAAACAATGATGCAGATCGTGCTACTTCAATTATGGTGGCTAAGATACAAGCAGATGCAGCAAAGTATGGTGCAGATAAAGCAGCACAGGCGGCAGCGTCAACAGCGGCAGCGGAAAAGACTTCTGGTTTCTGGGGCGCTGTTGGTGCTTGGGCTGGTAGCGCATTCGGATAAGGATAATATAATGGCTAATCAATACCGCTTTCTACCTGACTTTAGTGTCTTTGAGAATGATGAACAGAACGATGTGTCAACAGAAGATACAAGCTCTTCTATCATGTCTCGTAATAGGCAGGTTGATACAGATGCATCAGGTACAGGTGGCGACTTTTTAGAGCGCTTCTATCAAAACCTACGTGATTCCTTTAAGGACGATGATAAGTTTAAACAAACGTTTATGTCTAAGAATCGCCCTAAGCCTGATATCTCTGAGCTACGATCCTACGTTGACAAGGTAAAAGGCTCTAGCGGTATTGAAGATGCCTTACTTGAAGCTACCGGCATGTATAATCCCGGTACGCCATCTGATGATAACTCAATGACTATTAAAGATGCACCAGACGGTATCACTATACCTAAGCAACCAGATGTTATGGTAGATGAGTTATCTTCTAGTTTAGGCTCATACCTACGTAACCGCGCTAACAAAGGTTCGTCTTTTGTAGGTGAAGGTGTACAGATGGCTAGTGCAGGTTCTTTATCTGTAGAAGATATGGATCTAGCTAGAATGATGGCTGGTCAAACCATGAGGAAAGAAGCTGCTGAGATGGGCTTACCTGTGGTTGACATGGAAGAAGAAGCTAAGAAAAGCGCTGTAGAGGCAGCAAGGGAGAGAGCTAAGAAAGGTATCACACAATCTAAAGGTGCACCTCAAGGTATTATGTCTCCTGTTACTTCTGACCCTAGAGTAGACATGGCAGCTACAGGCTTAAATGAGGATGACCCATTAGGGCGTGTAAGACCAAAGGCTAGACCAGAGGTAGAGGTAGAAACTGCAGAAGATACTACTCCAGTAGTAGAAGATAAAGGATCTGCAAGAGAAGATGCTATAGCTGATGGGTTAGAGAAAACAGTACCGCCTGGTATAAAATTTGTTAAGGCAGAAAACACTTCTGCAGGAAAAGCTGAAAGAGTTATGTATCAGTACGCATATGAACAGGGCATCAAGGGAGATGAATTACGTTCATTTATGGCACAAACCGCACATGAGTCAAATAGATTTGGTAGAATGCAAGAGAAAGGTTATACGGAAGGAAATGTAAATAACATCTCTACTGAACGTTTTAAAGAAGGTGATATCTATAATAAGGAGCCGTTAAGGGCTGGTGATCCTATGATAGGAAAGTTTAAAAACATTAATAGACGTAGGTTTGTTAGAGACGGTGTTACAAATTCTGAGGGCGCTCTGCAAAATTACTCTGGTGCAAATGTGTTTAACTCTATGTATGCAGGAAGACTTGGCAACGGTGATTTTGCTTCTGGTGACGGTAGCCGCTACAAAGGTAGAGGTTACATTCAACTAACGGGCAGGGCAAACTATAGACAAATAGGTGAAGATATAGGCATTGATCTAGAGAATAACCCAGAATTAATGTTAGACCCTGAAATAGCCAGAAAAGCAACAGTAGCTTGGTGGAAAAGAAACGTTAGATCAGAAGAGCCTGATTACACTAATACAACACGCGTAACCCAAATAGTAAATGGCGGCTTAAACGGCTTAGATGATCGAATAGAATTGTTTAGCAAGTACAAATTCAATGCACCTCAAACTTCACTACGCCCTCGCGCAAGACCCGACACAAGAGTAGCATCTAAATAATGTTTGGCTTACCCCTAGAATTACTGACTATGCTCTTCTCAACAGTGTTGGGGGGAGTAATGTCTATATGGGGTCAGAGCATGAAGAACAAGCA